GCCTATTGATTGGCAGATACTAATCGGTGAACAAGAACACGGTGACTTAGAGACACTACCACTAACTAGTATCAATGACAGAGGCTTCAATGCGTTTGAGTTTAATCCACTTAGTTCATTCAGTCCGAGTTTTGTACCTATTGAGATTGTAGATATCTATCACGATGTAACTTGGTATGCACCTAGATTAAAGAATGGACAATTCTTGTGTGTACCGTTAGATGATGGACCTAAGCCAAGATGTGTATACTTTGTAAAAGAGATTAGTCGCAACTGTGAGATTGTAGATTATAGTCAGGCATTCTAATGGCAACAAAGAAAATAGCAATACCACAAGATGAAAAATTAGAGAATCAAGACTTTAACTTGTTTGAAGCTATTGCGGCACTAGACAAGAAGGACTATGGTTATTATGATAGACTTACGCCCGAGCAACAACGTAAGTTTGTTCCGTTTATGTTAATCAAGTGGTTAAGTTATGTAAAGGGTTCTAGTGATATTGCAGGATACTATGCAATGAGTACAGAATATCACGCTAACAAATACTTCTTTAATGAGAATGTATCAAAGCATCCTAAACTACAATGGTATATGATGTGTGCGGCAAGCCCCGGTAAAGGTAAACAATATCATCAGTGGTTACCACAGATTAAAGAACGTGTAAGTTTGTTAAAAGAACCAGCACAAGTAAAAGAAATCAAAGAATACTTTACAAAGATTTACCCTAAAGCAAATAGCGAGGATTTAACAGAGTACTCAAAACAGTTTGTGCAAGAGCAGAGAAAGAAAATGCATCTTGCAGAAATTTATCCCCATTTAAAAATAGCAGACATAGAAGTATTAAGCCAAACGGTTACAGATGAAGATATCACTCAATACGAAAAAGACAGAGGCAACTGATAAGACAATCAAGTATGGTTGTGATTTTTGCAATAGAGAATTCCTACGTGAATCTACTATGGCTAAACACCTATGTGAGAACAAACAACGTTGGATGAATAAAGATATGCAAGGAAATCGAATTGGCTTTCAAGCTTGGCTACAGTTTTATAAAAAGAATACTTCAACTAAAAAGAATAAGACATACGAGGAGTTCATTCGTAGTGCTTACTATACTGCCTTTGTAAAATTTGGAACTCATTGTGCAAATATCAATGCAATTAATATCAGTAGATATGTAGATTGGTTGTTAAAAAATAACATCAAAATTGATACTTGGGCTAGTGATAGCGTCTATACAAAGTATCTGATTGAGTATCTGCGTATTGAAGATCCGTTAGATGCTATTGCACGTAGTGTCCAAACTACTATGGATTTAGCAGAGAAAGAGGGTATTGTACCTAAAGACTATTTGTGTTATGGTAACCCTAACAAGATATGTCACAGTATTACCAATGGGAAACTTAGTCCTTGGATGTTATATCAGAGTAGTAGTGGTGTGAAGTTCTTAGATGGCCTGAATGAATCACAGGTTAAGATGGTTATTGACTATATCAATCCAGAACTATGGAAGATTAAGTTTAATCGTGAACCAGATAACGTGAAACAAGTTAAGGAATTGTTGAATGCAGGCGGGTACTAGAGTTCGTATACCTTGGAAAAAGGGAGATATTATAGATTGGAATGAAACCTGTGCTTGGGCGATAGAACAGTTTGGATTACCGGGCAATAAATTTACTACAGATCCTACTGTAGATTATATGGATTTCTATTTTAAGGATGAGCGTGACGCTGTTCATTTTGAGTTAAGATGGGGTTAAAGTGCGACAAGTAACATTATACATTGATGTTGATAGAACCTTAAAAATAGTCAGTGAATTAAAAAAACACGGATGGGTTATGGGTAAAGATTTTGACTTTGCATATCATAAACCAATCTATGATAGCTTTAGTGGATCTAATTGGGAACCAGAACTAGAGAAGCATACTGTGTTTACTTTTTACAATGATGTTAATGCAAGTTATTTTATGTTGAGGTGGGAATGAATATAACAGAAGAAATTGTTAATCAAGTGGCCGATCAGATGGCTAAAGATATTGACACATTAGTGTTAATGTCTGCATTAGGATGGCATTCTTTCTACTTTAGTGAAGGTACAGTTTATGAACAAGAGTATTTGACTGCACAACCAGCACAACCACTCAGTGGTGCTAAATGGAAAGAAATGGAAGAATGGATGGGTGAAACATTTGGGCCTACAGCACACGATGGAGTATGGACACCTAATATGCGATGGTATATGAATAATTCTATGTTTTGGTTTCGTGACAAAAAAGATTTAGAATGGTTCATCTTAAGATGGCAATGATATATGAACATTATGATTATGATGCTGGATGGGAAAACACTAAACCCGGTTGGTATGAATGTACAATACGTGCTAAACATCTTGCCAAATATAATGAAATAATTAAATGGTTAGAAACTAATATTGGCAAACACGAAAGACATTGTAGGTGGTGTGTAACTGATGATGACATAGTTAGCTTTAAGTTTAGGTATGAAAGAGATTATATTATGTTTACGTTGAGGTGGAGTTGATGGCAACAATACCTCACATACAAGACTATGATGACGATGATCCAGAAATAGATAAACGGAGAAATCGTTGGAACTATTGGGAAGCATTGAAGAAAGTTCGTAAAGAATATATGGAACAGAATAAAGAGTTTGACGCATATGACTTTGAAGATTACCTTATAGGACAATATGGATTAAAGATGAACATTGTTAATGGTAACATAACTGATGGTTATGAGATTGTTGATGAAAAAAAGTACCTAATATTTTTATTAAAATTCCAATGAACACTACTCCCTTTCCCATAACATCTTTACAAAAAGGTAAATTTCTAGTATCATGGCCTAAGTGGGGCAACATTAAAACGTTTGATATTAAGAAAAAACTGTTAGATGTGCTATTTGAAGATATCGGTAGTGATGAAGTTGGTATTAGTATTTCGATTGTAAAATACGAACTTGATATTATGTGGATTACATTAAACACTTGGGCACAAGACGTTAATGGAGAATATGCTAGATACCTAGAAGATATGTATGAGATTAAAGGTGTAGCATTCAATAGTGAAAATGAAGCCTTAAAGCTACAAGATTACTTAGAGAAAAAATATATTTGGAAAACATTACAGGCATAATATGGCAAATGATATAATGATTGATATTGAAAGTTTAGATACAACACCTAACTGTGTTATCTTAACTATTGGCGCAGTAAGATTCGATCCTAAGGGTAGTGGTGTAGTTGAACGTTTAGAGTTGAGACCTACAATTGAGGATCAAACAGAAATTTATAATAGGAGCATAAATGAAGATACATTACGTTGGTGGAGTGAGCAGAGCCCTGAGGCACTTGAAGAAGCTATGGGAGATAGCGGACGACTACCATTTGCTGAATGCATGGAGACCCTTTATAAGTTTTGTTGGAACCGTCGTGCTGTTTGGAGTAATGGCGCTTCCTTCGATTGTGTCGTTATGGAGTCTGCTTGGCGGCAAGTAAGTGATAAGCCTAATCCTATTCCTTGGCCTTTCTGGACAGTCAGAGATACACGAACATTGTTTGAAATAACAGGTGTCAGTCTCAAAGATGGTGGACACACTACAAGTCACAAAGCAGTAGAAGATGCCGAACGACAAGCTATTGTTGTACAAAAAGCGTATACTAAACTTATTAAAGCAGAATTGGTAGCACCCCCTAGATGAGAATAGAATCAGACATTGATATTGACTTTGGTGATAGAGATAAGTTATTGCAACTTATCAAACATACACCTGCCTCTATGCGTAACGCTAATCCAATGCGTAAACACGCTACTGGGGTTTACATTACTGACATACCTTACGATCCAGTAAATGATATGGCAGCTATTGACTATGTTGAAGCAGAACAACGAGGGTATTTCAAACTAGATTTATTGAATGTTCACGTTTATTCGCAGGTTCGTGATGAACTACATTTAGCAACATTGATGCGTGAGCCTAACTGGGATAACTTAAATAAAAGAGAATTTGTAGAGAAATTGATTCACTTGGGTAATCATTATCAATCACTACAGAAGATGCCCAGTTCAGTTGATAGCATTCCTAGACTAGCAATGTTTCTAGCATTGATTCGCCCGGCTAAACGACATTTAATAGGACAATCTTGGGCTGATATATCTAAATCAATTTGGGATAAGAATACTGACGGGTATAGTTTTAAAAAGAGTCACGCAGTTGCATATGCACATTTAGTAGTGGTACATATGAATTTGATAGAAGAACAGAATTAAACTATTCTTTTTACTAAGGTAATGCTACGGCGCTTGCTCTTACGTTTACTCAATTCAGACATACTACACAACGGGCCGTGTATTACTGTTAAACTTTTGTTGTTAAATGTCCTAAGGTATGGTTTAAATATAATCCATTCTTCTTTTAAGAACAGATTAATAGGTATAAGTCTATTACTTTCCCACCACCAAATATCGCCTAATTCTAGAAATTTTTCCCTAACGGTAGACTCTATTATAGCCCCGTAATCGTAAATAGTGGTGACTATATCGTCCCTATTTTGAACTATTCCAACATAATCTTGGTTGGCGTATGAACATATAGTTATGAACGGGTGATTTGTTGTTAGTTTATTGAAAAATTCGTTTGATATCATTGTTATTCTATTGACCGAAATATTTATCATAGGGTAACCTGGCAATATATTTTGATAAATATCATTATGTACTCAACTCAAGTTTTCGTCTATACACAAAGACAAATCGTTATACTTTTATCAGGATTTTCCCCAAGGAGCTATATGCCTCAGTATGCCAAGCCACTTACACTTAATAAGGGTGTAGACAATCAAATTCAATTTCAGTTCTTAAACCAAGAGCAAAAACCTGTAGATATTACAGGTAAATCAATAGTCTGTAGGATTATTAATTATGAAGGCACAGTGGTACTACTACAAAAAGCACTAACTCTCCAATTACCAGCAACTGGTATTGCCGCATTGTTTTTAAACTCAGCCGACTTAGCAAGTATCGATGCACAGAAGTGTTATTACTCATTAGAGATCCCTGTAGGAGAATTTGATTATCCGGTATTCGTTGATAGCAATGCCGGAGCACGTGGTGATATGAACATTGTTAATAGTATATTACCTAGCTTTGTCCCTTCAATGCCGGTAAGTATTCCTACTGGTCAAGACTTCCCTAATCTACACCCTGATGGTAACGGTGAGAGCAACATCACATACTACACCAGTGTAGTTGATACTAATGATAGCCCAATATTAACACTACAAGCACAATACAGTGAATATTACGGTAATATTGTTATTGAAGGTTCTACCATTGTTGATGGTGATTGGTATCCTATATTAACCGACACATATAGCAATGTAAGTGATACAAAAGGTTATGTAGTTCAAGGTTATCACCCATATGTTCGAATGCAATTTGAAAGCAATAATGGTGCAGTCACCAACATTTTAACAAGATAATCAACCTAAACTATTGTTTATCTATGACAGTTGTGTTATACTACATAGATGTTTGATATCCTATCAGTAATTCCCGGAAAGAAAAAAATTACGCACGGCGGATGGCATAGTTTCAATGCTATCTGTTGTAGCCGTCGCGGGCATAAAACTGATACACGTGGGCGTGGTGGTATTAAATTTGATGGGCAATTTAATTGGTCATATCATTG